TGTTATTCGAAGCTATGTGAACGGCCTTTACTGGGTGATTAAAGTAGGTCAAATCAATCGACGTATCGGAAGCAGACATTGGTTGGTGTTGTGTTTGTGTAATGAGAAGTTCGTGTTCACCGTTCGCAAAGAATTCACGTTCGTCTGTGTCGACAAATACGTACGAACCGTATACCTTTGGTGTAGAACCTAAACTAAATGTACCATTTCTACACTTAATTCTAATTTCAACTTCGTGGTATTGAAGACCGACAAGTGGTAAAGATTTCGTCCAATCTTCACTGAAAAAGAATGGGATTATGTAACTACCAGTGGAAACATTATCACCACCGTCTTGGGTCGTCGAAGCACACGACGCTTTGGCCGAAGATTCATTATACAAAGTATTGTGTACGGTATTAATAAAAAGTGAATCCAGTTTTGTAACTTCTTGACCACCAATCCATAAAGAGAATTCAGTTGGTGAAGTTTCATTCGACGTTCCATTCGCTGATTTAAAAATACAGTTATTATGATTATTATTGTTAATATTGGCATGTTCAATCCACACGTAACTCAAAAGATCACCTTTCGATTTGATAGGGATGGAAATTTCATTTCCCGATTCAAACGTCCCGATATAATCCATACGTTCTGGTTTTATCGAAAAGTTTGTGTGACGTTTATAGTTTTGTCTAAAAAAAGAGACTTGAGGATCGCCTGTGATATAGACGTCCTGGGCACCGACTGAGACGAGATCAATCAAAGCAGCTGACATATTTACTACTATACTATATTAAAAAAATCGGGCGTTAACGTAATAAGATAAAAATGGTCGTGTTCCAAGTATTGACCTGGGAAACACGAGACACGGAAGAAGAACACTTGATTAGTATTTTTGGTAAAACGAAAGAAGGTAAGTCTGTATGTGTTACGACCAGTTTTACACCATACTTCTTCGTGAAACTTCCGAATAAAAAAACACAAATGGATATTCGTAATTTATATACAAAGATTGATAAGTTATGTCCTGAATGTTTGATAAGTTATGATATTGTTCAATCTAAAGATGTCTGGGGTTTCCAAAATAATGAAAAATTTATTTTTATGCAATTAAAATTTAAGAACCTCGCGGCGCGACGTATGGTAAATGGGAGATTAAAACGTACATTACCAGACGAAGCTATGAAATATAAAGTCTATGAATCAAACCTAGACCCTGTTCTGAGGTTAATGCACCGAACTAATATTCAATCGACTGGGTGGATGGATTCTGGGGACGCATGTGTACGTTCGCATTTAGCACACGTTAATATAGACCTGTTCTGTAACGACTGGAAAACCCTTAAACCAGTTGATATTCCAGAAACTGCACCTTTTGTAGTCGCGTCTGTGGATATTGAATGTAATAGTTCAACTGGTAAGTTTCCCGATGCAGACGTAAAAGGTGACGCATGTTTCCAGATTGCCGTATCACTTACACATTTTGGTTCTGATATACCTTATGATAAAACGTGTTTTTGTTATAAAAAAACGGATTCAAACTTGGAAGGGAGTACAATTAAGAGTTATGAGACTGAACGTGAAATGCTTATGGCATTTAAGGAATACCTTATGGAAAAAGATATTGATATTATAACTGGGTGGAACATATTCGGTTTTGATTTAGAATATATAATCAAACGTGCGGTCATGACAAAGTGTGATCAAACTTTTTATGAAATGAGTAAAATGAAAAACCACTCATGTGAACTTGTGTATAAGAAGCTGTCGTCGAGTGCACTCGGAGACAATGATCTCAAGATTTTACCTATGCCTGGACGGTTTATTTTTGATCTATTTCATGAAGTTAAAAAAGGGTATAAACTTGATTCGTATAAACTCGATAATGTTTCAAAACTCTACCTCGGTGACAATAAAATTGATATGCCACCAAAAGAAATGTTTGCTCGTTTTGTCGAAGAAGATCCCGTAAAGTTACGTGAGGTCGCTGAATATTGTATCAAGGATACATTGTTACCCCACCGTTTATTATCAAAATTATCTATACTTGTTAATCTACTAGAAATGGCTAAAGCGACGTGGGTTCCCTTGTGTTATCTAGTAGAAAGAGGACAACAAATTAAAGTGTTTAGTTTGTTAACCAAAAAGGCGCGTGAAATGGGGTTTATGGTTCCAACTATATCATGGGGGCAATATTCAGCGGATGGGTATGAAGGTGCGACCGTTCTTGACGCACAGAAAGGCGCTTATTATAGACCAATAACAGCACTGGATTTTGAAGGTCTATATCCATCAATTATGATGGCACACAATTTATGTTATTCATCGATGGTTATGGATTCCAAATATGAAAATATACCTGGTGTAACATACGAAACGTTTGGGTTTTATAAGTTTGCACAAGATGTTCCCAGTCTTTTACCAAGTATTCTTCTAGAACTAAAACAGTTTCGTAAACAAGCTAAAAAGGATATGGCACAATCGACTGGTGCCCTGAAAGAAATGTATAATGGTAAACAATTGGCGTATAAAGTGTCGATGAACTCTGTATATGGATTTACAGGTGCATCGAAGGGTATGTTACCATGTGTACAAATTGCCTCAACGGTAACTCTAAAAGGTCGGAGTATGATTGATGAAACAAAAGCGTATGTTGAAAAGAATTTCCCGGGATCAAAGGTAAGGTACGGTGATACGGATTCGGTTATGGTTGAATTTGATGTGGGAAATCGTACCGGAAAGGAAGCAATTGAATATAGTTGGGAAATAGGTGAACGCGCTGCGGAAGAGTGTACTAAACTCTTCAAAGCACCGAATAACCTTGAACTTGAAAAAGTATACTGCCCATATTTCTTATATTCAAAAAAACGGTATGCGGCAAAACTTTGGACAAAGGGTAAAGATGGTAATATGAACATGGATTACATAGACGTCAAAGGACTTCAACTGGTACGAAGAGATAACACACCTCACATGCGTGAAGTATGTAAAGAACTTCTCGATGTCGTTTTAGAAAGTAGTGATACTGGACCACCAAAAGAACTCGCTTTACAAAGGGCTATTGAACTTATTGAAGGTGATGTACCTAACGAAAAATTAATTTTGAGCCAGGGTTTATCGGATTCGTATAAATCAAAAGGATTCGCGGTTTCTATTAATAGTCCCGATATTAAGGATATTAATCAAGCTCATGTTCAAGTTGTACGAAAAATGCGTGAAAGACAACCGGGTTCCGAACCGCAATCGGGTGATCGCGTACCTTATATTCTTCTCGATACGGGTGATCCTAAAGCAAAGGCGTTTGAAAAGTCCGAAGATCCAAAATACGCAAAAGACAATAATTTAAAAGTTGATTATAATTATTATTTTATAAACAAGTTTCTAAACCCTGTATGTGATTTAATTGAACCACTCTTTGAAGATCCGAAAGAAGAGATATTTGGTGAACTTCTAACACGTGTGAAACCAAAACGACGTCCAAAGAAAAAACTAGAGGCTGAAATTGAAGGGCAACCTAAAATAAGTGATATGTTCAAAACGCTTAAAAAATAGTGACGTATATAAAATATGACATCCAGAAAATTACAAACACTTTGGGATGAAGAAGTAGAAACTGAATTATATAGACGTACCATAAGGATAATGGAAAAAATATCATATAAATATTCTATTAATTTAAAACTTTTACTCTCTGAAATTCCAAACCCATTAAATTTTTGTAGAGGATTTAAAAAGGATGGTTCTCCATGTACAGCAAAAGCTAAACTTAATGGAATGTGTGGAAGTCATATAGATCAACCTCAACTTAGAGGTCCTATAGAAATGGTTTCTAAAAATAATGAAGGTATACGTCATACACATAATTTATCGGAATGTATATTTAAACCGGGGTGTCCGGCATGTGAAGTATCAAGAAAGGGATTTAGAGAATTGCGTGGAATAATGTAATAATGAATAAATCAGCTATTCTACTAACATCGATCGATACATTTTATAATATTCCCGAGAATAGAGCTACACTTTTAGAAATTCTAAATAAAACCGGAGGCATTTCTCTACGGAACCTTGAATGGTTTATTACAAATTATTCAAAGAAAAATAATTTATCGTATAAGACAAATGATGGTAAAATATTTAGTGTACACTGTGCATATAAATCAAGTTTAGATGGGTACAGTAAAAAATTATTTGACCCATTTTGTCGTTCTTCTAAGATATCATATACTGTACCAGGTACATCCAATGAAATACATACGACTGTTGCACAGCTGAATTTCATAAGATGGTGTATAAAAAACAACATAATCGAGTATATTCATGATCATAAAAACGCACTTTTTTCTAAACAAGTGTCATGACACCATTTTCAAAAATGAACGTCTGATATCCTACATAATATAAGTGTAGTGTATAATCACTTGTAAGACCGACTTCCATGTTTACATCTAAAACAGTTCTATTTGATTGTAACTGACTAAAATCCAGCATTCCTGATGGTTCCACATTAATCGGGTTCATCGAGAATGCATATGTATAAATATTTCGTAAAGGTCGTGATAAACGACTTGTAAACGGAACAACATATTTAAAATATTTATGATCACTATTCTGAACATTTGGTACATCTTCACCATTTACAAATATTTTAGCACTTGACATAGGTGGATTAAAAAATTCATTGATGACAGAATATTCTACATTCGATGAAAAGTTATATCTATTTGCAAATACATTTGCGACTAAAGTTGTACCACCCGTAATTTCATCTTCATTTTCAAAAGCTTTCTGTCTAAAAAACCAATTAAGTGTTTTTACTGGTGTTTTTGGAATAAGTTCCAATTTTGCGTTTCGTACACCCGCTTGTATATCCAAAGTAGGGTGTTTTTTAACGATATCGGTAACGAGAACGTGTCTTTTATTTGCTATATAAGTACGCTCACTTGGTTCAAGTGTTATTTCTTCGGTAACAATATCAAATTTATTCATAGTCAGTGTATCTGTTTCATTTGTAAAAAAAGATTGTTTATGAAATTCAAACTCAAATTGAAGTTTTTGTTTATGGATAGCACAGGTTGGAAAGTAGGGACGATTTGGTTTATTTGTTTCGTATTCATCACTTTCGTACTTACGGGAAAAGAGTAAAGGTATAGGAATATAAACACGTGATTTATTTTGCGCTAATATTTGATTACCAGATAATAAAGATGTATCTTCTGCATTGTTTCTATTTAACGTGTACCTCTTTGTTCTCTTTTCGGATTCATCAAGGTATAGTTCATCATATATGATACCCCAATCACCGTGATATTTTTCAACGACGGTTTCATCAACCCGCATGGTTACAGATTTAAAAATATGTCGCCCGATTTGATCTGCGTAATAACTATCGGAACCCGTTAAAGCGGGTAATTCAAACGTTACGTACATATTTGCTAAAAGATCACCCATATTTCTCGGGTTATACATAACCTTTATAGTTTCACCAAAAGGCCAAGATGTCGAAGAACTACTTGGTTTATTAATATTTAAACTTTTATGAAACTTTGTAAAATTAGCGTGTTTTTTAGGTTCATACTTAAAGAATGAATGAATAGGATCATCTTCTAAAAGGTATGTATCTTGTTTACCAATTGCATTAAGTGATACTATAGAACCTGTATTTGGTCCAGATGTATCACACATACTTACTACTTATTGTTTATATATTTTTAAATCCCTTTTCCACATATCGATATGTGACATTTGTTGTAATGTATCAAACTCGATTCTCGATTTTGTTGTTTCTTCCCTGATACTTTGTATAGCTTCGAGTGTATACTGATACGTTTTGATATTCAAGAGATATTCGTATGAACCATCAATTTTATCGAATATATTTTCCATTTGACGTTCGAGCTCTACTCGTTTACGTCTGAAAACAATTAGTTTTTCATGAATAACCATATCAATAAATTTCGACATATTTTCAAGTTTTTTAGTTTTTTCTTTTAATACACGTATAAGGTGTGCTTTTCTTTTTTTATATGTTTCTGACCGTATTTTAACAAAATCTGTGAGAATTTCTTCTGGACTTTCGTATTTATGAATACCCTTTACTGGGTGAAATAAGTGCATATTTGATACATGAAATGTCTTCTGAAGTTTAAAATCTTTTATGATATCATTACCCGTGTATCCTTCAATAATAAAATTAACATCATCAGTCGTACTGTTATTCACATAGTTCGTAATCTTTTTCTTTTCGATAAGGGTATCGAGATACTCTTTGTAGTCTTGTGTCCAACGTCCCGGTGGAAGTTCAGTTACTAATACATTTTTACCTGAAGATTTCCATACACCCTCCGTGATCCATAACCCATCTTCATTACTAAACACACGACCCGTGAATTTATCAAACCATGGTTTCATGGGAACAACAGTTTCACCATTAATTACACGTTCAATATTGTGTTTAATATCTGACGGATTAAACGGTGGTATATATGAACTAAATCCAGTACCAATACCTTCAGTTCCATTTACCAAAACGGTTGGTAATATAGGAACATAATAGTCTGGTTCGATTTGTTTACCGTCGTCGTCGAGATAGTTTAATACTGGATCATCTTTAGGATCAAAAAGTATTCTCGCACTTTTAGTAAGTTTTGTAAATATATACCTCGTTTGACTCGCGTCTTTACCACCCATGAGACGTGTACCGAATTGACCACATGGTTCGAGTAAATTGATATTATTCGACCCCGTAAAATTATGTGCCAATTTTACAATTGTATCTGCCAAAGACACTTCACCGTGATGATACGATGTTTTTTCAGAAACATATGCGGCCAATTGCGCAACCTTCATTTCAGATGTAAGATTCTTTGTGAAACATGCATATAACACTTTTCGTTGGGATGGTTTTAAACCATCTGAAACGTGTGCAATCGACCTTTTCAAATCAGCAAGACTGAAATTTACAAGATCTTTATGAATAAAATCAGAAATACCGAGACGATCAACGTTTCCATACGGTACTTCGAGATCAGACGCCTTCTTTTCCGTACTTTCAAGTAACCACGTTTTACGTAAATCTGATTTCGTCTTGTCAAATGCAAGAATTATAGATTCATCCATTGAATCATCTGTATCAAATTGAACTGTAAGATCTTTTATTTTTTTAAAGTATTCACGAGCCTCTGCAGACGTAGATGTACCAAGACCCTTATAATATTTAATTTTCCACCCAGCTTTACCATTACCATACCAATGTCTAAACGTCGAGTCCGTATAAAACGATTTCGTTTCTGAACCCTTACTCGCTTTTATGATAGGTGTAACCATACTTACAACAAACTTGAGTTTAAGTAAACTCGGCCAGAAATAATGAATCATGTTAAGAATAAGACCTTTGATATGACTTCCATCGTTATCTGCATCGGTCATGATCATGAGTCTTCCGTATCTGAGTTCGGAGAGTGATGTATACACTTTCCCCTGCTGAAGCCCCAAAATCTTTTTAAGATCATTAAATTCCTTGTTTTCG